GTTTAATTATGCATCGCAATAAGTCAGTAAGTAGTCATTCTTTTGCTATGGTTCCGAAAGCGGAAATTCCGCGTTCTTCGTTCGATACGCAATATGCTCATAAGACCACATTTGATGGTGGTTATTTGGTTCCTATTTATTGTGATGAAGTCCTTCCGGGCGATATGCACAATGTTAAAGCAACTATGTTTGCTCGTTTGGCTACGCCATTGTTTCCAGTGATGGATAATCTTCATCTGGATACTTTCTTTTTCTTTGTACCTAACCGATTAGTATGGACTAATTGGGTTAAGTTTATGGGTGAGCAAGCGAACCCAGGCGATTCTATCGATTATGTTGTTCCGCAGATTACGTCAAGTGCTGGTGGTTATGCCGTTGGTTCTATTTTTGATCATTTTGGATTACCTACTGCGGGTCAAATTACTGGTTCTAATACTGTTACTCATAATGCTTTACCTCTTCGTGCTTATAATTTGATTTATAATGAGTGGTTTAGAGATGAGAATTTACAAGATTCTGTAGTTGTTAATACTGGTGATTCTGGTGATGATCCTGCTGATTATTCTCTTTTAAGACGTGGTAAGCGTAAAGATTATTTTACTGGTGCTTTGCCATGGCCTCAAAAAGGTGAGGCAGTTACTTTGCCATTGGGCACAAGTGCACCTATTGTTGGTTTGAATATGCCTTTTGATGGTAATTCATCTGGTAATAATTTGGTTAACATTCGTGATTCTGCTGGTGTTTTAAAGCAGTTGGGTGTTAATGATAGTGTTAGCTCTGTTTATGGTAAGCCTACTTCAAATGGTACTGGTCAGTTAATTGCTGATTTGAGTGATGCTACTGCAGCAACTATTAATCAGTTGCGTCAATCTTTCCAAATTCAGCGTTTATTAGAGCGTGATGCTCGGGGTGGTACACGTTATACAGAATTGTTACGTGCACATTTTGGTGTTACTCCACAAGATTATCGTTTACAACGTCCTGAATATATTGGTGGAGGTTCAACTTATGTTAATGTTAATCCGATTGCTCAGACTTCTGCAACTGCGATTTCTGGTGGTGATACTCCGCTTGGTAACTTGGCCGCTATGGGTACTGCATTGGCTCAGGGACATGGTTTTACGTATCATGCTCAAGAACATGGATATATCATCGGATTAGTTAACGTTCGTGCTGATTTGACTTATCAGCAAGGCTTACCACGTATGTGGTCTCGTGAAACGAGATATGATTTTTATTTCCCTGTTTTTGCTCATTTGGGTGAGCAAGCTATTCTTAACAAGGAAATTTATGTTACTGGTACATCAACTGATGATGATGTTTTTGGTTATCAAGAACGTTGGGCTGAGTACCGTTACAAACCAAGTCAAATTACTGGTTTGTTCCGTTCTACTTCTGCTGGTACGATTGACCCATGGCATTATTCTCAGAATTTCACAACATTACCGTTGTTGAATGATGATTTTATTGTTGATACGCCTCCAATTGAGCGTACAACCGCAGTTGGTGCGGCTGCCAATGGTCAGCAATTTTTGATGGATGCTTTTTTTGATTGCAAGATGGCTAGACCTATGCCTATGTATAGTGTTCCAGGCTTGATTGACCATTTCTGATAATGGTTTTTATATACCTCGACTACTCCGAAAGGAGTAGTGAGGAAACAACCGGAGGGCGTTAGTATATGTTTGGTGATATTCTTTCTAGTGCTGTTAGTATTTGGAATGCTGAAAAGAATCGTGATGCTGCAGCTCAAGCTCAGAATCAGAATGAAGCATTTCAGGAGCGTATGTCTAATACGCAATACCAACGTATGGTTGAGGATTTAAACAAAGCTGGTTTAAGTCCTATGTTGGCTTACAGTTCTGGTAAGCCTAGTGTTCCTAGTGGTGGTATTGCTACTGGTACTTCTTCTATTGAAGCTCCTCGTTTTGGTGAGACTGCCCAGAGATCAGCTCAAACTGAGTTAAATAAGTCTGCAGTTGATGTTAATGTTGAATCTGCACGTAAAGTTGCTGCAGATGCAAAGAAAACTGCTACCGAAACTCAGTTGATGTTAGAGCGTCAGCCTTATGATCTTGGGCTTCTTGCTTCTCAAATTAATGCTAACAATGCATCAGCTGGGCTGAATGACGTTGTTAAAGTTAATACTCAGAATTTAGAAGCTCCTGGAGCTGGTAATCCGATTGTTCGTGATATTAAGAATTTGCTTCGTTCTGGTGAACAGAAATTTACAAATTCTGCTAAGGATTTTTGGAACAATTTAAAAAATCCGATTGAGACTATGAAAAAGTCTCGTGAAAATTTACGTAATTTAGGAAGATAAAATGACGAAATTACATATTCGTACTCCGTATAATTATGATATGTTGATTGCATCACATGATTCTGGACTTGAATGCAAGGGAAAATCTCTTGCTAAACAGTCTTTTAAAGAAGAATGTGATATTAATACTATAGTTCGTATGTTTGGCGTTACAGGAAAGGTACCTGTAACGGCAATAGAGCCGTCTTATGGCGATTTTAGCGGTGTGAGTGACTATCACTCAGCTATGAATAAGATTAAAGAGGCTGAAGCCTCTTTTATGGCGTTACCGGCCAAACTTAGACAGAAGTTTGATCATGATCCTAACGCTTTGCTGAATTTTTTAGAAAATGAGCAGAATCGTGATGAGGCTATTCAGCTTGGTCTTATTGATGGTGAGCCAGTGGCTGCACCAATCGTTTCTGCAGTAGAAACACCTAAGGATTCAGTGTAAACTGAATCCAGCACATTTACTCTACTTGATGTAAATGTGCTAGGTGACACCAATTACCACTTTTAACTAACTACGGAGTGCTACGAAAATGAGTCTTTATAGAAAGCCAATGAATAAGAAAGTTGCTGCCAAGAAGTTTCGTCATGGTGTAAGTAAAACTAAAGCAATTAATATGCGTACTTCACCTCAAAGAGGCGGTTTTAGACTCTAATGGCTTGTTACCATCCACTAACTGCATATTTGACTAGTTGGTGGCAAGGTGATAAGTTGATGCGGTCGATATCGTTTAAGGACGATAGCGAAGCGGAACGTACTTTGTCACTTCCGTGTGGTCGTTGTGTTGGTTGTCGCCTTGAACGCTCACGTCAGTGGGCGGTTCGTTGTATGCATGAGGCACAAATGCATACAGATAATTGTTTTTTGACTCTTACTTATAATAATTTGAGTTGTCCAAAAGATTTCTCACTTCATTATGAGGATTTTCAGTTGTTTATGAAACGTTTAAGAAAGCGTTTTAAAGGCAAGAAAATTCGTTTTTATATGGCAGGAGAATATGGTGAAACTTTTGATCGCCCTCATTTCCACGCTTGTATCTTTGGTCTTGATTTTCAAGATAAAGTCTTTTTCAAAAGAACGGCGTCTGGGTCTAACATATATACGTCAAAAATACTTGAAGAATTATGGCCGCATGGCTATTCTACTGTTGGTACTCTCACTTTTGAATCTGCTGCTTATACTGCTAGATATATTATGAAAAAAGCCGTTAAATCGGATTTTTCTTCAGATGAATGGAAGTGGGCTAATATTTATACTGATTTGGAGACTGGTGAAGTTATTCAGAGGACTCCAGAGTTTAATAAGATGTCTTTGAAGCCTGGTATTGGCCAGGCATGGTTTGATAAGTATAAAGATGATGTTTATCCACATGATCATGTGGTTATTCGTGGGTCTAAGTGTAGGCCTCCACGTTTTTATGATAATAAATATAAAGAGATGTTTCCTGAAGAATTTGATATGATTCAGTTTGCTAGGGAAATTGAAGGTCGTTCCCGGCATGAAGATAACACTTTAGAGCGTTTGGCTGTAAAGGAAAAAGTCGCTTTGGCTAAGTTATCTCTTTTAAAACGTACTATTGATTAAGGAGTTTTTATGAAGATGTGTATTGTATCTATTCGTGATCGAGCTGCTGATGCTTATGGTCGTCCAGCTTTTGTTGCTACTGAGGGTGTAGCTATTCGTCAGTTTAGTGATGAGATTAATAGAGATCATCCTGATAATCAGATGTATGTTCATCCTGATGATTTTGATTTATATTATTTAGGTGTTTATGATGATAACACCGGTGGTTTTGATTTACTTGCACAACCTAAACAAATTTGTTTAGGAAAGCAAGTTAAGATACGTGGTGAGTAAGTTTTTTAATAACCGGGCTATTTGGAAACAAATAGCTCGGAATACTTCGGGAGTTTAATTATGCATCGCAATAAGTCAGTAAGTAGTCATTCTTTTGCTATGGTTCCGAAAGCGGAAATTCCGCGTTCTTCGTTCGATACGCAATATGCTCATAAGACCACATTTGATGGTGGTTATTTAGTTCCTATTTATTGTGATGAAGTCCTTCCGGGCGATATGCACAATGTTAAAGCAACTATGTTTGCTCGATTGGCAACGCCATTGTTTCCAGTGATGGATAATCTTCATCTGGATACTTTCTTTTTCTTTGTTCCTAACCGATTAGTATGGACTAATTGGGTTAAGTTTATGGGTGAACAACAGAATCCTGGTGATTCCATCGATTATGTAGTTCCACAGATTACTTCTCCTGCAGGTGGTTATGCTGTTGGTTCTGTTTTTGACCATTTTGGTTTACCTACGGCTGGTCAGATTACTGGTTCTAATACGGTTACGCATAATGCGTTACCTCTCAGATGTTACTCCCTTATCTGGAATGAATGGTTTCGTGATGAAAATTTACAAGATTCTGTAGTTGTTAATACTGGTGATAGTGGTGATGATCCTGCTGATTACAGTCTTCTTAGACGTGGTAAGCGTAAGGATTATTTTACCGGTGCTTTGCCTTGGCCTCAGAAAGGTGATGCTGTTACTTTGCCTTTAGGTACTTCTGCTCCTGTTTACGGTACTGGTAAAGCTTTAGGTTTGACTGATGGTACTACTAACGTTGGTCTTAATACCAATGGTCTTTCTGCTTTGTATAATGCAGTTGGTTCTTATGATCAGACTTTAGGCGGTTATCACAATACTATTGGTTCTATTACTAGTAAAGATTTGGGTGTTGTTACTTCTGGTACTTCTGGTTTATACGCTGATTTGAGTGATGCTACTGCTGCAACTATTAATCAGTTGCGTCAGTCTTTCCAAATTCAGCGTTTATTAGAGCGTGATGCTCGTGGTGGTACACGTTATACAGAATTGTTACGTGCTCATTTTGGTGTAACTCCACAAGATTATCGTTTACAACGTCCAGAGTATATTGGTGGAGGTTCTACTTATGTTAATGTTAATCCGATTGCTCAGACTTCTGCTACAGCGGTTTCTGGTAGTGATACTCCGCTTGGTAACTTGGCCGCTATGGGTACTGCTTTGGCTCAGGGACATGGTTTTACGTATCATGCTCAGGAACATGGATATATTATCGGATTAGTTAACGTTCGTGCTGATTTGACATATCAGCAAGGTTTACCACGTATGTGGTCTCGTGAAACCCGTTATGATTTTTATTTCCCTGTATTTGCTCATTTGGGTGAGCAAGCTATTCTTAACAAGGAAATTTATGTTACTGGTACATCAACTGATGATGATGTGTTTGGTTATCAAGAGCGTTGGGCTGAGTACCGTTACAAA